ACAAGTTGGTCTGTTGGGAGCAAAAGAAATTATCAACCGTATGCAGTTGCAATTAGAGTCGTTGGGTATCGTTACTACTGGTAACACTTACCTGATTAACTTGATTCTGAACGGATACGCTACTGGCGCTTTGTCTGGTGGTTTTACTAGCCCAATTCAGTTGGCTAACGGTATTACTTCTTCACTGGCTCAGATTGCTATTAACACTAACAGCGTGTCTGTCTTCGGTGGTGAGTCTGTCGCTGCCGCGTTCTGTCAGGCTAACAGCGTTTCTACCTTGGACTTGTCCAACGTCCGTGACTTAGGTAACTCTATCTTAGGTGGCGGTACATCTAACACTGTACCAACAAGTGCGGCAGGTTTCTATCCTGATGGTCCTGATATTCTGTATATTGTTGCTCAAGCAGTGAGCGCAACAAGCGGTACTATTTTGGCTCGTTTGTCTTGGAAAGAAGCACAGGCTTAATGTATGGCATCACCAGCATGGCAACGCAAGGAAGGCAAGAACCCCAACGGCGGCTTGAACGCCAAGGGGCGAGCCTCTGCGAAGAAAGAAGGGCACAACTTGAAACCACCTCAACCAGAAGGCGGCTCAAGGAAAGACTCATTTTGCGCCAGAATGACCGGCATGAAAAAGAAGTTGACATCCGAAAAAACAGCGAAAGACCCGAACTCTAGGATTAATAAAAGCCTGAGGGCATGGAAGTGCTGATATGGAAATGATGTTATGGAACACAGTCTTATCTCTACTCACCGGCCTATTGATATGGCTGGCAAAGACGATGTGGGAAGAGACGCAAAGGATCCAAATCCTGTTAAACAGGACTCGGGAGGAGATTGCTCGGGAAAACGTGACTCAATCCGAGATAGACAAAATAGTGGCCCACATCGACACGAGATTCGACAAATTGAACGACAAGATTGACAGCCTAATCAAGGAGCAGCGCAGTGCGCTAAATTGATATGCCAAGCTTTAACCTTGCAAACAATATTGCAAACTACTTGACTCCAAGTAGAGATACGATACAAGGTATTGCTGATCGTACTGGCATAAACTTGCCCACCATGCCTGATTTGCCCTATGCAGGCATTCTTGGCTTACTAACTGGGGGCGCTGGTAATCTCGGTGCTTATGCATTAAAAAGCTTGGCGGATCAGGCTATCCCTAAAGCCATTGACGCAGTTGATCCGGCAATAAATCGCGGTTTAAAAACCGGTGAGCAGGCACTTAAAGACGATAATTTAGATTACAGAGAAATGTTGCTAGATAGGATGTTTGGGCAAGTGCCTCAAAACCAAATTCAAACTCCTGTTCAAGCAAACACAAGCAGTACTGATTTTGATAACAAGTTTATGCAGGGTAATGCACCCCAACCTTCTTCACAAGGGCAGCCTCCAGCACCTCCTGTGCAAATGCCAACTTATGACTTTGCAAATGGCTTTACAACCGGTGGGTTAGGTATGCCAACACTAACAGCGCCAGATTTTTCAAACTTCGGCATGCCAGACATTTCAAGTTTTGGTGCAAGTTTTGACCCTAACTCATATGGGCAATTTGATTTCCAAAACGACATGCCAACTTACGATTTCAGTTTCCGTAATGGAGGGCGTGTTTAATGCCATCTACATCTAAAAAACAACACAATTTCATGGAAGCGGTGGCTCACAACCCAGCGTTTGCCAAGAAAGTAGGCGTCCCACAGTCCGTGGGAAAAGATTTCTCAACCGCCGACAAAGGCAAAAAATTCTCAAAAGGGGGCTTTATGGCTAAGAGCGACATGAAAGAAGACATGGAAATGGACAAAAAACAAGACGTTTCCATGATCAAAAAAGCGTTTAAACAACATGACGCACAAGAACACAAAGGCGGCAAAGGTACAACTTTGAAGCTGGCTAAAGGTGGTTCTGCATCTAGTCGTGCCGATGGTTGCGCCGAAAGAGGCAAAACCAAAGGAACAATGGTAAAAATGAACATGGGCGGCATGTCTTGCTAAGGAAAAATCATGGCAAATCGTAAAATGCGACGTTTCAACGGCTCAGAAGGATCTTCCGTAGATACAGAATTTGGCGACTTAGAAGGCGCTCAAAATGCCGCTGCTGCCCGCGCGGTTAGAGATCAATTTGAAGAAAATGAAAAGCAGGGGTCTAAATCAGCCCCGACAGCCCTTGTTTCCAAGAAGCAATTGCAAGAATCTGGCTTTGATAATCTTCGTGATTACATGAATGCGCAAAAGGGTTTAACTCGCCGTGGCGAGTCATCTGCCCGTATGCCAACCAATACACCCGCCGTTTCAAATGCACCCGCAAAAAGCACGGCAGCCCCAAGCACAGAATCAAAAAGCACCGCTCAAAAGCAGGCTGAATATGATGCTGCAAATGCTCAGGCTTCTACACCGGAAGCTAAAGAAGAGCGCAAGAAGCAGATAGAAAGCCAAGCAATTGAGCGTGTTACCCCTGAGGCCAACTTGATTGGTGGTGGCGCTTTGGGTGGCATTAAAGGAATTGCTGCTTTAGCAAAATCTCTTGCCAACCGTGGCGGTGCAAAATTGTCTGAGTACGCAATCCCCCAACTTGAGAACGCACGCAAGATGTTGCCCTCTCAAATGAAGATGATTGGAATGAAAAATGGTGGTGCAGTTAAGGCTACCAAGATGGGTTCTGTTAAAACGGACAAGCCATCCATGAGTTCTGCTTCACGCCGTGGCGATGGCATTGCCCAAAAAGGCAAAACCCGTGGAAGGATGTGCTAAATGATGGCAAGTCGCGGCATGGGAGCCATTGACCCAAGCAAGATGCCCGGCGGTAAGCGTAAGGCTCGCCGGGATGACACTAATTTCACTCAATACGCCGAAGGCGGAAAGGTAGGTCTCTATGACAACATTAATGCAAAACGTAAAAGAATTGCTGGCGGCTCTGGGGAAAAAATGCGCAGAGTTGGTAGCAAAGGTGCGCCAACTGCGCAAGCCTTCATAAACTCAGCCAAGACAGCAAAATAAACATGGCAAACACGACCGGCACATCTCTGTTCAATTTAGACTTCACGGAGATTGCCGAGGAGGCTTTTGAGCGTGCGGGTCGTGAAATGCGTTCTGGCTACGATTTGCGGACAGCCCGCAGGTCAATGAACCTGATGACCATTGAGTGGTCAAACCGTGGTTTAAACATGTGGTCTATTGAGCCGGGGACAATCACATTTACAACCGGTTTAAACACATACCCACTACCTGTGGACACCATTGATTTGCTTGAGCAGGTTATCCGAACTCAGGCTAACCAAGCGTCTAATCAGGCAGACCTAAACATCACACGTATTAGAGTTTCTACCTATGCAACCATTCCTAATAAATTGACGCAAGGCCGTCCAATTCAAGTTTGGATTCAGCGCTACACGGGGTTAACAAACCCTACCGGAGCTACACTGTCCACAACAATCACAAGTGCCAGCACTGAGATTGTTTTGACAAGCACCGACGGGCTTCCTGCTTTTGGTTACATCAATCTAGGTACAGAGACAATCTTCTACAACTATTTCACTGGTAATACGTTGTACAACTGCTTCCGTGCGCAAAACGGCACAACGGCTGCTGCGCATACAGCGGGTGATACGGTTTACTGGAATCAACTCCCAGCAGTTACGGTTTGGCCTACGCCTGATTCTTCCACAACCTACACATTCGCCTACTGGCGTATGCGCCGCATTCAGGATGCTGGGGCAGGCGCTCAGATAGGAGATATGAATTTCCGCTTCTTGCCGGTGTTAGTGTCAGGATTGGCCTATTACGTAGCCATGAAGATCCCTGAACTTCAGGGACGTTTAGACATGCTTAAAGCAGCCTACGACGAACAATTCAATCTTGCGGCGGGTGAAGACCATGAGAAAGCTTCGCTGAGGTTTGTTCCTCGCCAGCAATTCATTGGCGGGGGTTCTCCTTAATGGGCAATAAGTTTGCTTCCGGCAAGAATTCAATTGCGGAGTGCGACCGCTGCGGGCAGCAGTTTAAACTCAAAAGATTGAAGACGGAGATCATTAAGACTAAACAGTACAACCTGAAAGTCTGTAGTGAGTGCTGGGATCCGGATCATCCGCAATTGTTGTTGGGTATGTTCCCAATTGATGATCCTCAAGCCGTCCGTGAGCCTAGACCAGACACAACATACGTTATATCGGGTTTAAACTTTAATGGTTCACCATCGGGCGGATCAAGAAACATTCAATGGGGCTGGTATCCGGTTGGCGGTTCGTCATCATTTGATGCAGCGCTTACACCAAATTACTTGGTGGCAGCAACTTTTGTTGGTACAGTTCAAGTAAGCTAAAGGAGTTAAAAATGGCATTTACAAAATCGGCAGACGGTATTGCAAAAAAAGGCAAAACAACCGCCCAAGTCTTCCCTAACAGTGGTCCAAGCAAAGGAACTCAAATGGGTGGAAACAAAAAATCTGGCGTATCAAGCGAGTCCATGAAAACTATGGGTCGCAATATGGCACGTGTAAACAATCAGCGTGGAGGCTAATATGGCTAAATTTAGTAAAAAGATGATGGGTAAAGAAGTTGGCGATGCCAGCGTTTACGCCAAACCACACGATATGTCTGGTAAAGAAATGACTCAAGCTCCTGTGGAGTTTGGCACAAATCCCGGATATCCACCTAACAAAAGCAAACTAGAAAACGCTGATGTTAGCCTTGGGCAGTTTAGCAAATCCGCTGGTAATAAACCCATCAAAACCGACGGCATCAAAATGCGCGGCACAGGCGCGGCTACTAAAGGCGTAATGTCTCGCGGCCCAATGGCTTAAAACATGACAATTACTTATGCCCAACTTGTGACTGCTGTACAAGATTACACGCAGAACACATTTGACACCACCACGATCAACACGTTGATCCAGCAGGCGGAACAGCGTATATACAACACTGTTCAGATTGCTAATTTACGTAAGAACGTGACTGGTGTGCTATCAAGCGGCAATAAGTACTTAGCGTGCCCTGCGGATTTCTTGTCTACATATAGCATTGCCATATATCCGGCGTCTGGGACTGGGGATTATTTGTATTTGCTAAACAAGGATGTGAACTTCATTCGTGAAGCGTATCCTGACTCAAGCGGCACGGGAAAGCCTAAGCACTATGCCATTTTCGGCCCGCAATCTACTAACGTCAATCAGTTGTCTTTCATTCTTGGCCCAACGCCAGATGCAAACTACAACGCTGAGTTGCATTATTTTTATATTCCTGAGTCCATTGTTACAGCCAGCACAACTTGGCTAGGCAATAACTTTGACTCTGCATTGTTGTACGGAACACTGTGTGAAGCCGGCGTCTACATGAAAAGTGATCCAACTGACGGTATGTATACCATGTACCAAGCTCGGTACGTACAGGCTATTGCACTACTCAAGAACTTGGGTGACGGCAAGCAACGTATGGACGCATACCGCGATGGTCAGGTTAGGGTGGATGTATCGTGAGCATCATACAAACACAGACAACCAGCTTCAAGACGCAGTTGTACCAAGCGGTACACAACTTATCTACAGATACGTTAAAGATTGCTTTGTATACAGGTAATGCGGATTTAAACGCAGACACAACCGTATATAGCGCAACAAATGAAGTAACTGGAACTGGCTACACAGCTGGCGGTGCAACTCTTACTGGCGTTACGATTAATTCTTCTGGTTATACAGCTTACGTTAACTTTAATAATGTGCTGTTTAATGCTTCGGTAACCGCGCGATGTGCGTTAATATACAACGCAACTCAAGGTAATAAGTCTATTGCAGTGTTAGATTTTGGATCAGACAAGACATCAACCAATTTTACACTTACAATGCCTGCTAACGGCGCAACTACTGCGTTAATTCGCAGTTCAAACGGGTAAATGTCATGGCTTGGACTCCTGTAAATACATCTCAGACCCCTGCGTGGACTCCTGTAACCAATACACAGACGCCAGCGTGGACGCCTGTTTCGACTTCGTAGGAGTTTAAATGGCTCTCAATTACACAGCCTTACTTGGCCTTGCTGAACCGGTAACAGGTACTGAATCTGGTACGTGGGGTGATGACGTTAATAA